AGCAACTGTTTCCGCTTGTGCTTCAACTTCTACTTCAACTTCTGCCTCAGGTGCTTCTACTTCAGCAACTGCTTCTTTAATTTCAGCAATAATACCTTCAATAGCTACCACTAAAATCATTCCATCTTCAAGTTCATATTCTCCAACTGGCATTGGAATACGTTCTTCACCATTAACAATAAAGATTGGCATTTCAGGTTCAAAAGCATCTGCTTCTAAAACAGTAACTCCATCTTTAAGTTTCATTTGAGCAAGTTTTACTTCCATACCCAAAAGAGTTTTGATTTCATTAATTACATTCATATTTACTTATTTAATATTAATTATTTAGCTGATGCAATAGCATCCTTCATTTGCCCAACATTATCAGAAATTTGTCCAATTTTTGAAACAACATCTAAATATTCTTTGTAAAATTGTGTAGATTTTACATCAATATTTAATTCAGCTGCTTTTTTAGCATATTCTTTAAAATATCCATCAACATTTTTTTGATAGGTACTTGGTACGTTTTGATATTGTGTAAATGCTTTTTTAGCGTTTGCATAATCAGCGGCAGCTTTATTTAATTTAGCAGATGCACTTGATGTGTCTTTTAATGCTGTATCTGTTTGTTTGATTATAGTTCCAAAATCAAAAGCTAATTCTACTTTTACACTTGCTAATTCTGTTTTTCCAAACAAAGCATTGTTTACTAATTTTTCAGTTGTCATATTATTTTTTTATATTAATTAATGTTATTTATATTTGTTATAAATTAGTTATGTGTGATAGTTCTACTTCCGTCTACATTAGTTACAATTGTAGTAGCTTGACCTGTTAAACTTCCAATACCTTGTTCAGATAATTCTCCTGTACAACATTTAGAATTGTATGTTCCATCTTTACATACGCAACCTCTTTTACCACCTTTTGGTGAACTTGTTTTTTGACTCATAATTTTATTTTTAGTTTGTGAATAATTTACCAATTCCTTCAAGTTGTTTAATAACGTTTTCATTATTATCATAATGTACTTGTATTTCTAATTCTTTAACTTTAGCTATTTTATTTTCATTTGAACCTGTAGCATAAACTTTACTATCTGATATTCCTAATTCTTTTGCTTTGTTTAGCATACCATCTTTTGAATCTCTTGCAGAAATAATATAAATACTATTGCCTTGTTCAATTAATCTTTTAGCTAATTCAGTTCCTTTAGCAGTTGAAAGTGTATCATCATAATCAAATGATATTTTTTGTGATGCTAATTTTTTTTTTCACCATTTAAAATGATGTCTTTAATTTTAGAAAGTAACTCTTGCTCTTTAGCAACTTCTAAACTCATTTCTAATTTGTCACTAAAATATCCTTCAATACTAAATCCTTTAACTTTTCCTGTTTTTACAAAGTCATTCCAAATAGCATCATTGTTTACTTTCATAGATACCATCCAAGTACCTACAGGAGCATTTAAACCATACTTTTTAGATTTATCCATTTCAGTATCTTCAACAATCCAAGATTCAACTACGCTTAAGTCTTTTAACTTTTTATCGTGTTCTAAAGTTGTATTATTTTGATTTGAATTCATAAGAAATAATTCACTTGCTTTTCGTACTGTATCATCTGAAAAGAAAATATAATATTCATCATTTCCATTTCTACGATAAATATTTTTATTAGGTATTAAAGCAGCACCCATTAAAATCTTTTTTTCATCATCTACTTTAGCAAGTTCTAATTGTTCACTTAATGCAACAAAATTAGATTCTATTGCTGGAAATTCTACAATTGATACTGCATCAATTCCACTTAATTTTTCGTTCTCGTCTATTATTAATTCTACTATTCTCATATTATTATAATTAATTTAATTTTGATTTGTTTTATCCTATTGATGCTGATTGTATAATATTTCTGTTCAAACTTTGAGCAGTACTAATATCACCTGCCACTACATATGTTCTTAAAGGCTGTTGGTCTTTTGAATTTATTGTTTGTGCCAATTGATTTGTTGAACTTGCACCAACTACATTAAATGAAGGAGCAGCAGGAGCAGTCATACCACCACTACCAACTGAACTTGAACCACCAGCAGAACCACCACCTAAAGCGGCTAATCCTTTTGCAGTTGCAGCTATTGAAGAAGCTACTCCAATACTTGCACTAATAGTATTTGCAGTTATTGTTGGTGGTGCTAATATAGGACCTAATAATAATGCTTTAGCATTTGCAGCCATTGTATTAATTATAATCTTAGCAATACCCGCCGCATTTTCAGCTATTAATAATCCTTTTTGTATTCCTTTATTTTTCTCAAATACTCCTTTTAATATATTAATACCGCCACTAACTGCATCTAATTCTGCATTTCTAATTGCTAATTTAGCATCTCTAAGTGCTTCAGCATCTGCTTTTAATTTCTTATTAGTTTCAGTTTGATTAGTAACTAAAGCATTATCAGTTTCTTGTTTTTTAATTAAAAATTCATTTTCTGCATCTACTCTTGCTTGTGTACCATCAGAATATAATTTTCTCTTACGTAATAATTCAGCATTATCTATTTCTTGTTGTAATACTATAACTTCTCTTTGCTTTTCTAATTTTTTTATTTCAGTCAATTCTTGTTCTGAATCAAACTGTTTTGATTTAATATTTAATTCATTTTTTGTATCAATTTGACTTTGAATTAACTCGTTAGATTCTTTTATTAATGAATTTTCATTAGAAAGTTGTTCACTTTTTAAACCTTTAATTTGTGCTAAAACTCCTTCAACATTTGCTTCTGCATTTATTAAAGCAACTCTATTTTCTGTTGTTTTATTTAAATTATAAGTAGCTGCCGCTGCATCTTTTTGTAAATTTGCAGAAGCTAACATTGCTTTTTGTTGCTTTTCTAAAACTTTTCCAAGTTCATCATTTGCTTTAATTCTTTCTCCAATAGACAATAAATCATTATCTCTAATTTGTCTTAATCCTTCTGCTTGTCTATCATATTGTTCAACTAATTTAGCTTGTTGAGCAGCAGCAATAAGAGCTGTATTTTGTAGTTTTATATTAGCTTCTGAAGCATTAAATGTTTTAACAGCATAATTAGCAATTGCATCAGCAGCATCACCAATAGCCTTTTTACCTCTATCAAATGTATCATTAACTCCAGTTAAAATATCAATAGATTCTTTACCTGCTTGTTTAACAGATTCCATTGCACCAGCAAAATCTCCTTCAAATACTTTTTTTAATGCACTTCCTAAATATCCTATAGTATCTAAAAATGAATTAAATCTTTCAATTAAATTTTCTTTAATTAAATCACCAAACTTTTGTATATATTTTGTAGGATTTTCAAATACATCTTTAAATACTTTAACTACAGCAGGAAAATTATCAGCTACAAAACCAATTAAATCATTAAATGCAATAGATAAAGCACCAATAGCTGTATTAAATAAATCAACTACTTTTTGATTCTTACCTAATATCTCTTTAAACATATTAAAGGCATCCATTACTAAACCAATACCAATTGCTTTAATAGCTAAACCCATTCCTTTAAATCCATCAGACATAGATTTAATTCCTGCTTCAGCACCTTTAGTAGACTTTTGTATGTCTTTTATTTCTTTAGTAGTATCTTCAAATGTATTAGTTAACTTCTTTACATTTTTAGTTATATCATCAATATTACTATGTATCTCTAAATTTACTACCTTATTTTCCATTGTCTTTTTATTTGTTCAATTACTTGACCCCAAGTAGTTATTAATTTATATTTTCCTTTTGCTATTTCTATTACTTCACTTTGTCCATAGTGTTCGTGAAGTGATAATAAATCTAAAATGTTTTTTATCATAATATTCTTAAGTCAGTTAATAATTCAAATGATGCTTCACCTGTTGTTAAATCAGTTGTAAAAGAATTTATAATATATCTTTTATCTCTTATTAGAACTCTATTGTTAAGTTTTAAAGAAGTTAAAATTGATATAGGTAATATTGCACTTACTTTTACTATTCGTGCTTTATAATCAAATATATTACCTATGTATTTTGAATAATAAGTTTGATATAAACTATTAGTTACTAATTGATTTGTTAATGTACTCTGTTGCTCAGGAAAATTTAAACTCCAAGTTGTTGTTCCATCGTTATATTCTTGTCCAAATGGTTTGTAACTTGTATAGCTTGTTCCACTTCCTGATATTGCAGTTGAGAAATATAAGTTAGTACTTGTTAAACTTGTTAAAGCAGTTTGATTATAATCATATAAAATAACAGGTTTAGGTGTATATTTTTGTAAATCAGTTTTTAAAGCATAACCTACTTGTAATTTATCTTTTAGATTGTTAAAGTTTAAATCTTCAAAGGGCAATTTAATAGAATATTCTTCACCTTCATTTGTTGTATCATATAATAAATTTCCGTATTCAACACCATTATTTGAAAGAAAACCTACATTAACTAATGAATCTGATTTTTCATATAAGAAGTTTATTTTCTTATATGCTTTTACTCTTGATAAATTTGTACTATCTGATTTTATGTATTTTGATAAATCAATAATATCACCAGTAGTATAATAGTTTTCTAAAGTATCTATTGTGTAGTTTACACCATCAGTTGAAAAGCAAGTAAGATTAAACATTTTTAAAATACCACTAAAGAAATCTTCTATTTTAATTTCAGGCATATAGTTCTTAATACCTAAATTTGGTGCAGTTGTTGTTTGTGATACATTTTTTAAAACATTCATTGTTAAAACTGTGCTATCAATTAATACAGTAGTTAAATTTAATGTACAATCAAATGTCATTACCAAAGGTGCTAATATTCTAATTGTATAAACATCATTAGGAATACCAAAACCAATACCTGAAACAGTTATAGTTTGCGAACTCGTTGTAGATACTCTTTGCTGACTTAAAATCTTAATTCCATTTCTATATGTTTCTACATAGTAAATTAAACCTGCTACAGTTGAAGTAATATCTAATGTTGCATATTTATTAATGTAAATATCACCAGTTTCTATTGATTCAAAACTTTCGTTATCTAAGTCTACAGTATATCCATAATCATTTGCAGTACTATCCCAAGTTACTAAATCAGAAACGCCTTTAATTGAAAATGTTTCAGCATTTTTTAACCACAAATAAGCAGCAGCAAATCTATCTTCATTTAAAAAGTCACCTGTAAATGTTAAACCAAATTGCGTTTCTATCATTTTTAAAATAGATTTTAAACGTAATGCAGGAAATAGATCTGTGTAGTAAATTGGTGTAGCAGAATTATTAATATTATATCCTGCTCCATATGCCCAATAGTTCAAAGATGAAATTAAAGGATACATTACATTGCCACTTGTAGCAGTTGAGAATATTTTATCTTTTACAATTGTACCATTATGTGCTTCATCAAATTCTGTGCTGCTTAAATCTTTTAAAAATAACCCAGCAAATTTATCTTTCAAGTTTCCCAAGTTACCTATGAAAGTAATTGAATAATTTTGTGCTTGTCCATTTTTTAAATCGCAACTTTCTAACTGAATCTTTCCAATTCTAAATGGTATTGTATCTAATTCAATATAAGCATCTGCTTTTTTTAAAGTACTAAATTGAGTATAGATAGAATTTTCATACCAATGTTTAAAAATATTATTGTTATTCTTAGTAGCAGGTACCGTAAATGTTTGGCTATAGTCTGATAATGTTTTAGATATATCATTTATATTTTGTACTGAACTTGTTACACTAATTTTTTCATCACTAAATAATTCTACTCTATCAAATTCTGAAGTAGATAAATTCTTTATGTATAAACCTACTACTATCATATAACATTATTTATTAAGTCAAATGAATATTCAAAATCAATTTCAAAGTTTATATTTCTATCTAACAAATCAGTTTTATAAGTGTGTGATTGTGTTTTAACTTTTACAGGTTTATTATCTAATAATACAGTTTCACTTAAAAGTAAATTATTAATCAATTCATTATAATTTTCTTTAACCCAACCTGTATTACATTTAATAGTTTTGTTTCCATTTATATTAAACATTTTACCTTGTCCTCTATAAACATTATAATCTATTGCGTCAGGTAATAAATTATAATCTGAACCTTTTACTGTCATTGAATTACTTTGTGCTTTAAAGAACGTTAGAAATTGCCATCCACCTCTTGAATTTATAAATGAACATTCTACAGGTGTATATTTACATTCTTCAACTGCATTAGTTTTTAAAACATTCTCAATATAATCTTCTGTTACATTATAAATAGTAATTGTACAATCTAAATCAGGGTCACCTAAATTAGAATTGCTATAAGGTACTTTATATAAATTAATTTGATTTGTAGGAATATCATAAGTAAATGAGCTATCTGAATTATCATAAATTATTTGATAATCATTGTCGTTAGAATCAATTAATAAATTAAAATATCCATAATCAGAATTCAATCTATAATTATTATCTATAAAGTTTCTACATAATAAATAAATATCACTTACAAGTGCATCTTGTTTTCCATCTGTGTATTCTGTAAATCCTTGTACGCAAGTGTAAGTTGTTGTATCTAACAAAGTATAAGTAGAACCAATTAACTTATATCTTTTAACTTTACAAAAGCACCAGTTGTCAGGATTTTCTGTGTCTACATTTGTAACTTTTATAGAATTAACTACATCTATAAATTCATTAACATAGTTTGATATATTCCAATCTAACCTTCTTTGTGTAGTACTTGGAATTAATTTAGTTAATACCTTAGGATTAGTTGTAGGTTCTGTTTCGTCTTTATGCCATAAGAATATTTCTATCTTACCACCTATCTGTGATGCTTCATCTACTGTTATAAAATATGGACTTCTACTTTTTATTATATTCATTTTAAATTCTTTAAATTATAATCTACCATTGTTTCTATATCTTGTCCAAATGCTTTTATTAAATCTACATCAATATACTTTTTATATCCTGCTTCAAATGGTTTAGTAAAAAACAAACTTGGTTTAATTCCTTTGTGAAATATTGAACGTGTAATTAAATAAGCAGTTGAATCATAACTTAAAAATCTACCTGACTTTCTATCTCTAAATTGAAATCCTTTTTGTTTAACCCATTTATTTATTCCTTGTGTTAAACCACCTTTTCTACCTGTTCCACTTCCAAACTTATAAGGGCTATTAGGTGCTTTATCAGAACTTGTTTTACCTTTAACACCTAAATCTACAAACGTACCATAATCTGCCATCTGAAAGCCTACAATAGTATATTTATCTTCTGTAACTATTTCACCTTTTAAACTATTATAAAGTTCTTTAGTGTTATTATGTCCAGTCTTTGAAAGATTACTTCTTGCTTGTTGAATAACATAATCTCTAAATTTCTTTATGACTGCATCAACTTCTAACATTTCGTCATCATATTGGATATTGCAATATCAAATGTAGCAGTAACTCCTGCTATTTTATTTTCAAACCTTTCAGTAAAAAATTCTATTGATGCTGTATTATTTACAAGTTCATAATCTTCAGCTAATGCACCTCGTCTTAATACTTCTAAGAATCTATTTGCAACTGCTAATTGAGTATTCAATACATCTTGCTCATTGTCATTACCTATAAATATATCTGTAACTTTTTCTTTAGATTCGTCTACTATATCCATACATAAAATAGATATATTATAATTTAACACAGGACCCTGATAAGATACTGAATTAACTATAATATGACTCAAAGGAAATATAGTTTGTTTGTTTAAATCAACTTTAAATATATCTCCAGTAGTCACTGTATTCACAAATAAATCTTCTTGTAATTTATTCTTAATTGATTGTGTTATTTCGTAAAATGTACTCATTATCTTTTTTTAATTAAATCTGATTCTATTTGATTCTTTTGTTTCTCAAATGTTAGATATGTTAAACATTGGTTAATTGGTAATTCGGTAATTCTATCAAACTCGATAATGCTTCCTTTACTAAGAGCATAGATTGAACTATACCATCCCCACCTTTTTCCGAATTGTGCTGATGCAGAATATTCTGTATCTCCTTGTTGTTCTCCAAATAAGTCATCGTACTTTTCAATAGTTCGTTGCCTAAAGTGTAAAAAAAAACATTAGCACCAAATACAACATCCAATGGTGCGTGCTTCATTACATCTGAATATGTTATAGAACCATTATACTTTTCAATCTCATACGTGCCATTTAAACCATTCTTTTTAATAGGTCTATATAATACTGCCATTGCCTTATGCATATTGTCCCAGTCAGTTATATACGTATCTAAATCTGTATATTCTCCAAAGGTCATATCGTCTAAATTAGGTATGAATCCAAATTCAACACCACCCATTTTAAATCTATTGATAAATTTATGGTTTGTAACATCAAACATTTTACCTAAAGAATTAGTAATGTCAATTACATCTTTATATCTTATTTCCGCTACTTCTTTTAAATCTATTCCACAAAATGTTTGAACCATCTTCTGATGTAAGAATTCACTATCTTCATTGTCTTTAGCTATCTTTAAGAAAGCCTGATACTGTGATAATTTAATTTCTTTTAATTCTGTTGGTATGCTAATCTCTAACTTCATATTATTGTTTTTTTATATTAATAAAATAAAGTTGGAATTGTATTAAACAAAAAAAAGACCTACATTTCTGTAAGTCTAATTTCCAATTATTAAATTAACCAAATCTAAATAATCTCTGTTGTGTAAATTTTAAAAAAATGAATGTTATTATATTTATCTGTAAATAATTGAATTGCTAATTGAACACTATTGCATCTTATTATTTCTTGTTCAAAATCTTTTTCATCTGCATTTCTATATCTATACCAACCTTCAACTTTAAATGTTTTCATATCTTTTGTTTTAAATTATAAGCAAATATAATACTTATGTTTTAAATAAAATACATTTAACAAATATTTAACTATTCAAATAAGCACTTGCTATTAAATACATTTGCTGCATCTTTTTAATCTCACCTATGTTTCTCGGTAAGTTAATCATTACTTCTACATTCTTAACGTGATGTATGTAACATTGTATTGCTGCAATCATTTGTCCGTAGCTCATAATTAATATATAAAGTAGTTTCCTTTATTTGGGTTCTCTAATTGATAACCTACAGCATATCTTAAAGCATCTATTAAGTGATTATGATTATCAATAGGTGTATTACTTTTCTTTTCTAACCAACTGTAGTTATTTAACTCTTTAATTAGATTAATTGATTCAGGTGATATAATTAGATCATAATCTTGTAGTAATGCTATTCCATAAGTTACTGAACCTTGTCCTTTAATTGCTGGAACAATATTTAAACCTGATGTTTGTAATTCACTAATCAATCTTGGTTCTGCTGAATCAGCAACTATTAAACTATCTAAACAATGTTGTTTATTTAATTGATATATCTGTGACGTTGTTAATGCTTGTAAGTAGTAACGTTCATTTATATAAATTCGTTTGTTAGCTGTGTCTATATTGCATTCTATTAATGTAGTAGGGTCATTACTAAAACCAAAATCTTGTCCAAATACAGACTTAGATACTTGTTCATATTTACCTATTGTCCAATTAGTAAAGATAACTCCTTCTGCCTTATCTAACCATCCACCTAATATTTGATGTTTGTATTTCTCAGGTCGTCTACTCTTTATATTTTCTACTTGACTAATAAATGATTCTGATAGATTATCTATATTATCTAAATACGTTGTATGTATATAAGTAGTATCTCCTTTGATTAAATTACTTCCTGCTTGAACTCCTTTATCTTCGAAGAATTTCTTATAAATAAAATGTTCTTTAGTTGCTGGATTCAATACTAATAAAACTCTATTCTGAATTCCAATAGTTCTTATGCTGAAGTCTATCTTTTCAAATGTTTCTTCATCTGTTAATTCTTCTGCTTCATCTAATATCCAAGTAGTAACTCCAGCTAATGATTTTAAGTTTGCAGTTTGTGTTCCACTACTTGTTTTAATACCTTTAAAGAGTATCTTAGATCCTGTTTTTCTGTTTACTATTTCATCTTTAGTAATATAAAAATCATTCGTTAAATTGGCTGTTTCAATCTTGCCTATAAATTCAGGTATAATAGAAACGTTTGCAGAAGTTAATGTATAACGTGTAAATAATATAACGTGTCCTACTTCATAAGTTAGTAGCAATAGAAATGAGTTCAAAGAATATGATTTCCCTGAACCCCTTCCACCTGTAATTACAAAGTATCTACTATCTGAACCTAATAGATTATATTTATTATTTAGATTTATCAATTGTGAATATATCTTTTATATTAAAGTCATTTAGATTGTGTGTAGTTTCTATTGTTTCTTTTGGTTTACCGAAGATATGTTCTGCAATAAATAATTGACCTCTTTGTGATTGCATTAATGTATCTTTAACAAAAGCTATTTTAGTTTCATCTTCTGTTTCTTTATTATAAAGTTCACCTAATGCTTTTAAGAATATATTATTTACTTTTTCTTCTTCTACCTTTGGTGGTCTACCTTTGCTTAATTTATGTCCTTTTTCGAATGCCATATTAAAAGTTATATTTAAATATAATAATAATAAATAAAATCTATAGTTGTTTAAATTAGTTCATCAATGGCTATATTATGATGTTCTAACAATTCATAAATCTTTTCAAATACTAAATCAATTCCATCTTGTTTAAATTCTGATGTAATAGAATCATTCAGTTGATTAATTAATCCTTTCTTTGTGTTATATACCAATTCAAATATAAAGTTAGCCATATCCATTGCTTTAACTGTTGCAAGGTATTCTGTATTATCTTCAGGTAGATTAAATTCTAATATTGCTTTCATTTTATTTATTTAAATTTCCTCTATTAAAATGAACTTCTTTGTTCATTTGCTCGTAATATTTTTTTATTGGATTAAGTTTATTAAACCATTCATCTACATTTGTGTAGTTTTTTGTGATTAAATTATCAGGTACATTCATTTGGTTTGACATATCTAAATAAAACTTAAACGCTAACCTTATAACTTCTCCCTCACTATAACTTCTTTCTTGTTGCCATTTAGCACCCTCGATAAAAGATTTTTCACAACCCCAAGAGCAAAATGTTTTAAATCTATACGCAGCTTCTTCAAGTGTTTCTTCTTTCATAATTATAAATTTATTTGTATTTTAGTTGTTGGACAACTTATTTTATGTACTCCGTTTGTTTGATAACAATACTCACATTCTATTTCCCAATAGTACTCACATTCTAATCCATTGTTAGGTGGTTTACAAAAATACGATTGTCTATATTCGCTTGGTTCTGCTTTATATCTGTAACACATTGAACTTAGTTCACAATTGTTGCCACTACACATTGTTATATCTGGCATAGTTATTTATTTTTTTCTTGTAAAGTTATTCTTAAATTTGTTATTTCTTGTTTTAAATTAAATATAATATCTTTAGCTGCTTTCCATTCGTTATTTAAGTTTGTATTTTTATTTTCTAATGATATTAAATTTACTTTTAAATCTACTATTTCTTCTATTAAATATTTTATTGTTTTCATCTTATTTATTTTTATATAGTTTACTTAATTCTTGTGCTACTTCTTTCCAGTGTTCTGATTGCTGCATTGAACCTGATACTAATGCTCTATTGTATTCTATTGAATATTTATCGAATAATATCTTTGCTCTTTCTTTAGCTGATATGTAACCTTGTTTAAGTTTCATATAGTTTTCCGCTTGTTCTTTTGCTGTCATAAGTTTATTATTATAATTACAAATACACTTATCCATACTATTGTACATATCCAAGCAGTTATTTCTATTATTTGTTTTTCATATTTCATAATTAGCTTTTTGTTTTTCGTATTGTTTTATTAATTGTTCTTTGTTTTCTAAGTTCATTCTTACTATTGCTTTTAATAGTTTTAAGACGTTGTTTCTACCTCCTAATGTTTCTATATCTTTTTGTGAAACTCGTGTCTGTAATCTAACGTTTCTTACTTCAGATGGTTTCATAACTTTATGTTTTTATTCATTCTATAAAATGCTTTTAGTCTTTCATCTATTAAATCATATTGAATTGTTCCAAATGTTTCGTCTAATAAGTTGTTTAAGTTTTCTATTATTTCATAACTATATTTTTTTATTTCTTTTTGCTTATTAAGTTGTATTCTTAATGTATCATTTTCAAATGTTAGATTATAAATATCTTGTTGCATTTGTTCTTCTAAAGATAATTCCTCTATATTTTCATTTGATTTAATAAAGTGACTTAATACACTTGCTTTTAATCTTTTTAAATCTTTATTGTATTTCTCGTATTCATTATATTTATTTAATGCGTGTATAATTGTAGCGTGGTTTAATTCAAGTGTGTCGCCTATAGATTGTAAAGTTATGTTTGGCTTTAATTGTTTCAATACATTGCAGTATAATGCTCTTAGTTCTATTGTTTCACGTTTACGTATCTTTATAGTAAAGTCTGTATTTGTTTCTTGTAATATTATTTCTTTTAATCTTTCTGTTATTTCCATTTAAAATAGTTTTTGTTGGTTAGTGTGATTTGTTATTCTTTGTATTGCTTTATCGAAATATTCTTTATCTAATTCACAAGCTGTTAAATCGAATCCGTAATCGTGACAAGCTATTGCTATACTTCCAGAGCCTAAATGTGTATCGAGTATTTTATCTCCTTCTTTTGCATATTTATCAAGGCAGTATTTATATAATTCAAAAGGTTTTGCTGTTGGATGAAATTTTTCAATCATTGTATTATTACTTTTAATACATCCTGCTCTACTAAATTCAAATATTCTCATTGCTTTATTAAAAGAAGTCCACGCCATTTCTCCATCAGCTAAACTAAAACCTCTTTGACCTTTATCCCAAATAATCCAACCCATAGATGGTGGTAAATGTTCTGTCATATAATTTCCTCCCCATATAATTTGATTTTTAGAAACTCTTTGAAGTTCAATAAAAAATTCTTTTGAAGGAATTGAACTATCCCAGTCTGATTCTTTATATTTTTTATAGCCAAATTTTTCTCCTCCAGCGTTTTGAGCCTTATCAGCTCCAATCCCATAAGGAGGGTCTACAATAGCTAAATCAAAATAGTTATCAGGATACCTTGCCATCATTAACATATTATCTTCATTTGTTATTGTTATTTTATCTGTTACTTTCATTCTGTTTTTAGTTTTAATAAGTTCCAGCATTCAACATATTTTTGTCTTGCTTTTCCTTTGTATATTATTTTAAATAATTCATATAACTTTCTTACATAAGAATATTTAGAATTGCAATCAGCTAAATATTTTTCTGCATACTTTTTACCATATCCTTTGCAGTAGTTTACATTGTCAGCAGTATCTCCAATAATCATTTGCTCGTAAAAGTTATACAATGCTTCTTGTTCACTTATATCGTAAATCTCTTTATGCTTAGCGTGATAGTTATACATCAAACAAGGGAACTGTTTATAGTCTTTATCTATTGAAACTATTATAACATTGTCCCTTCCTATTTCATTTGATAACTCATACCAGTATTTAGCAACTATATCATCTGTTTCACATCCATAACCCCAAATAGAATTATATTGTTCTTTTACAAATGTATGCATTTCATTTAACAAAGGTGGTAGATTATTGTAATCTCTATTTGCTTTATACTTTGGGCTTATATATTTTCTAAAGTTTCCTTTACTTCCTGAAAATGTTTTAACTTCATTTATTTCGTAGAAATCTTCCAAGTGATTTATAATAGACATAAACACTTCATCAAATTTAGCTATTGAATCTTCTATGTTATGGTGAAATCCATCATCTTCTATCGTTTCTCGTTTCTTGTAGCAGCTTGAAAATATCAAACTGTCTGCATCAAATAATACTATCATTAAAATAATTGTGTTTGGTTAATTTTAGATTGTTCTACTATTCCTTTTGCTGTATTAAATATAGTTAATCCTGCTTCATAATCAACTAAATTTCTTGCCATTTTTATAACTGATTGTGTTCCTTTATATAGATTAAAATCATAATTATGAAATTCACATAATCTTTTTAACTCGTCTTTACCTGCTCCAACTTGAATTCTTCTATCATTTAAATCATTTGGAAGTTTAAAATTTGTCCAATATAAATGACGCCCTCTTTTTTGAGCAGTTATTAATGGTTCATAATATGGAATTACATTTTCAACAACATATTTTCCTGTTCTATAATAATGTTGTAAAAATAATATTTCTTCATATAATTTTAAATCTGGATAAATTGCTTCTGTAGTTGTGTCATAATTTGAACTATTCCAATATCTTGCTCTTGAGTGACTTGGACAAGGCGGTGAACTCCAAATAAAATCAAACTCTTTATAATGGTCTAATAAATATTGATGTGCATCTGTAACTATTACTATATCATTTGGAAAGCGTTCTTGGTATAATCTTGCAGCTTCTTCATCTAATTCTACTGCTGTAACTTCACAATCTTTCCATAATAAACGATTACCACCTAAACAAGCATATAAGTTTAATACTTTCATTAGTTTACGTTTTGATTGTTAATTATTAACTTTAAAATATGATTATAAATACTTAATTCACGTTCTGTACTTTCAATCATAATAGTTAAATGTTCATCACTTAAAAGACTTTTACCATTTATTAAATCATTTACATAAGTATGTAGATTTCTATCTAATCCTATTATTTTACTTTGTATTTTTATTAATGCTGCTTCGTTCATTATCTTATTTTTAAGTTGTTTAAGTTTTCATATGTTTCATCGTGATGTAGTATCTGTTTTATCTGTTCGTGATACATTTCTGATTCATACCATTCTTTTATTAAAGCATCAGCTACTTCAGTTAATCTATTTCTTAAATAAACATTTTCTCTTAGCTTTACTAATTCAATGCAATTACTTAAAGTTTCTAATATTTCTTGCTTATTCATTTTCTTTTGATTTTATGTAAAGCCAAGTTGTTACTGTTAAAAATACTCCTGTTATAGTTCCTAAAAAATAAACTGTTAAATTTTCTATCATAGCTTCTTTATTTCTTGTTTAACTTCTTGCCAATATTCATTATTATATCCATCTTTATCAATTATCTCATCAACTGCAATTAAGGCACATTCTTGTGCCGTACAATCCAAAACTTTTTCCATTAATTCAATTGGAAGTTTATAGTAAAATTTTTCGTATAATTCAATTGCTTTTTCTTTTGGTTTCATTTCTTTTCTTTTAATTGTTTAAGCAATTCTATTGCTTTTAATCTGCTTTGTTTCTCTTGTTCAAAGATTGATAATCTTTTTTCTACTGGGTTTTTTGAATATGCCATTTGTTATTGTTTTAAATTGTTATACAAATATAATCAACTTATTAACATAAAAAACATTTTAACAAATATTTAACAAAAAAAAAGAGAAGCTAATTGCTTCCCTTAATTTGACTTCTACATACAGTATATCTTTGGTCTGTATCAGGATATTCTGTTTTCATCTTTTCATCAATCATACATCGCTGTACAAATTCTTTTTCGTGTTCTCCTTGTTTAGGTTCTGGTATTGGCATTTTTATTTAGTTTTTGATTAATAATCTTTCTATATACTTCATTAACTGATTCTTTATTATTACCTCTTTTCTATTTAAAATCTATTATTCTATTGATTCTTTGTAATGCTGATTGTTTACTTTTCATAATTCAAAATTTAATTTAGATTTTAATTTCTCAATGTAAAGCGTTGCATCCATCAATTCTTCTTGTAAGTGTTTTAGCCATTCTAACATAGTTAAATCATCTCTATCTAATGTTACACCATATTTCTTTATTCCTACCTCAGAACGCTGTTTAAATTGTTCTATAACTGATTCTACTATTGTATCTTTCATTTGTTAAATCTTTTTGAGTGTTGTGTATATAATTCCATTGTTTTTTTTAAAGCATCGTATTCTGTAAATTCTAAGTCTTCTATATCATCTTTTAAAATAAAAAATTCTAATATATTTGATATTTGAAACTTAACTACTTTATACTTCTTTGAATCTTTTATTGGCTGTATAACGTAAGCTAAATCATTCTTGTGACAGATGTAACTACATTGTAATTCTTCATCTGTTGGAATATATTTTTCTAATTGTTTCTTTGCCATTAGTCAAGTTTTAAAAACTCAGTTTCTCCGTACTCAGTAAACCATTCTTTATTTTCTTTATACTTATCTATAACTGCATTTATAAAAACTAATTCATCTATTGAATTTGTTTGTAGTTTCTTTACAATTGATTCAATACTATTTAAAATGTTAGTAGTTGTTTCAGGGTCTGTATTATAAATAATTTTATATTCTTTTCTTACTGTTTCTTCTAAGTCTTTGTTTAAACTATTTATTTTATGTTTAATCTGCTGCTTGTACTGTGTTGTAAAAAATAACGATTCATTTGATTCAAGTAGTAATTGACTTAATATTACTGATTTAAGGTATTCTTGTTGTATTATATTGTTTTCCATTGTTTTCCATTGTTTTGCTTTTGTTATTTCTAAATATGCTACTTCTTTTTCTATTCTATTTGTATTGTAAAATTGTGTTGTTGCTGGATTTTTAAAATTAGTTTCCCATTCAGGGATTATAATATTTAAATTAAAAGAATAAATTCCTTTAGGTGTAGAATTAAAATACATTGGTGTATCTAAATGCTTTTCACATTCATATTTCATTGCATCATATTTCTTTTTCTCAAGTAGTAAAGTTCCATAATGTGTTTTTCTACACTTTAGCTCTAATCTATGTCCTGTAGTTGGACTATAACAATCCCACCTTGACATTTGATTCTTTGCTTTAACTAAATCAGGATATACATTTTCTTTTAACCAATCAAATAAATCTGATTCTTTCCAGTTAGTCATTAATTTTGTATTCGTTATATACTTGTCTTAATTCTTCAATTTTACCTTTCCAACAAGAACCGCAAGAACTTAATTGCAAACGATAATTAAATACGTTAAAGTAAATATCTGAAACTGCTAATTGTTCTGTAGGAGTTAAAGTATTTTTATGTAGTTTTAAAAATTCACCAAGTAAATTATAATCTGATTCAGTTAAACAGTTAATATTTCTATTGTAAGGAAATAATTTGTTTAGTGTTTCTTTTCGTTTGTCGCAATTACAGTCTACTCCAGTTGCTTTTGTAAACATTTCAACTGCCGCTTTAATTCCTATAGCTTCTGTAATACTTTCAATTGTATCTCCTAAACCTTTTGCTTTTCTTTTTGCCATAGTATTGTTTTTTTTATTATTTTACAAAATTTATTATCTATTTTTTCTATTTTTAATAATTCAAATGATATATTTTTATAATCTACTTCAAATGTTTTTATATTAAAATGCGCTTGTTCTTTATACATAAATAAATAATTAAATTTTTTTAATATAAAATTTATTGGTATAAACAAATAATTAATTTTTTCCATTAGTAAATATTATTATAATCATTATTAATATAATCTTGATAATCTTTCTGAAACTTAGTGTTTAATATTTCTTTGTAGTTTTTAATGCTATGAAATATTGATATTAAACTTATATTTGTTTCTTTTGCAATATCTCGCATAGACATATCTGTATCACGATATAATTTAAACAGTTTTCTATCATACCAGTGCCAGTTATCTATTTCTTCATCAATCATTAAACATATATCATTATATGCTTTATGTTCTTCTACATTTGAATCGTCGAATAATTCCCAACAACCATCAAAAGATACTTTACTAATCTTTTTCTTTTTATTATAAAACTGATAATAAAGACTTCTAAGAGTGAAATACATATATCCTTTACGTACATTACCATTTACATCAATTAGTTTACTTTCATCAGCGTATTTAATTAAAGCAATATAACTTTCTTGAACTATATCTTCAGCAAAATCATATTCACCAAGTTTATGTATAGTTTCAACCCATTCTTTATGGTGTTTTGCAACTTGTTCAAGCCATTTATAATTACTCATATTTAAAATTTTACACTTATTATAGCTTCTTTTTTTTCGGTTGTAATTTCTTTTAATTGGATATTAATTCTAACATTTGTCAATTCTAAATCTTTATTTTTTAAATCTTCAATAATATTTTCAATTTCAATCCAATTATATTTTGAATCGTAATCTACTAACTGTTTCAAATATAACAACTTTTCGTTTAAGTCTTTAAAAAAACTTATTAACATTTTGTTATCTGAATTTAATACTAACATTCTTGCTGCGGAAATATGTAAATCGTTTAAATGATTTTTAATTGTTGTTTCCATTAGAATATATCTTTTAGTGGGTCATAAAATGCTCCTTCAACTTGTGGCAATCCAAAACTATTAACTTTAAAGCTAAAGTTTTCAAAAGATGCATTTCTTGAACGTTTACAACTTACTGTTACCAATCCTTTATTTACTGTGTTAAGTTCTAATTGTATTTGTGTTTCTGTTTTCTTTTCTAAAAATGAACCTAAATGACCTGTTGGTTTATCTGAACCAAAATTAGAGTGAATAACTGTTATTATATGACAATTTAATTCCTTTGTCCATTTCATTAACTTTTGAACTACATTATTAGATTCTTCTATGTTATTTACATCACTACATAAATCTGCAATTCCATCAATAATAACTAAACCAATATTTTTACCTTCTAATTTGTCGTAAAGATAATATTCTATAAAATCTATTCTTTCTTTAAATGAAAGTTGTCTAAGTGCTAAAGTATGATATTTATCTGTTTTTAAACCAGTCATATCAATTGGGCGTTTAAATACCATTGCAGCGTGAAAGTTCCCTTGTTCAGTATCAAAATGTACTAAATGTTTATCTTCTCTATTTGCTTTTAAATCACCGCAAAATGATTCTAAATGTTCAGCTAAATAAATTGCCGATAATAATGATACAAAAAATGTTTTCTTTGATTTAGGTGGTGCTTGAATAAAACTAAAGTTTCCGTATGTTCCTAAAGGTACTGGATAACTTACTTCACCATCTTTTGTTTCATAACTTTTAGTTCCAAATGATATTGCGGGTTTTGGGTGTTCTATTTTTTCTAATGGATTAATAAAGCAATCTTCCTCATACATTTGCATTAATAATCTTTGTGCGTCTTTATCCATTGTTTATTTGTTTGTTTTTTGTTTACTATATTTCGGCACTAAATTAAATTAATGCCGATTTATAGTTAATTAAATTTAAAAATTTAATAATACTTTATTTATTAATTCTAAATGTTTTTCTTTTGTATCTAATAAAATGCCATTTAAATCTTTATATATAAAAGTATTTTTATCGTATTTTATAAATCTATGAATTTTTGCGTGGTCTGTTCTATTTAATTCAATTACATCTTTTGCAAATTCAATATTATAATTCCAATGATGTCTTTGATTTTTTTCATCTAAAAGTTTAACTCTTTGAGATAATGTTTTGGCTTTCTGTTTTTCAGGATATTTAATTTTATATTTTTCTGAAATCTTTTTTTTATTTTCAAATGTAGGCTTATGTTTATCTTTATATAAAAGTCTATGATATTTTTCTCTATTCCTTTCTCTTTCTTTTTCTAAACCTTCTGCAGTAGATGTTGATTTTTGTGTTATAATTTTTACATCTAATTTAGTGCATATTTTACATTTACCTAAATATCCATCCTTTGTTTTTGGATGTTTATAAAAATCATTTAATTCTTTTTTAACGTTACATTTAAAGCAAACCTTTGTTACAATCGTATTCATATAATTATATTTAAATTAATAATAACAAAGGTAATACTTTAAAATGGTAATAAAAAATTTATTTTACCTTTTTAAAAAGGGAGGTCGCTTGAAATTTCCTCTTTTGCAGTAACTTCTACTTTTTTATCTGCAAGTTTAATGTTACCATCTGTCCAAACTACATTTCCATTTCCTAAATAAGACTTAGTCTTTTTAGCATCACGTTCTTCTTTAGTTTGCGAATCTGTAGCAGAAACATTCTGTCCGTATTGGTTAGAATCGTCATTTACTCCAATTGTAAAATTGTAATAAACCGCTCCATCTTTACCTTGAACAAATTTTTCTTTTGGTAATTTGTCAACTCTTAAACTTAAATTAATTAATGCTCCCATAATATATATTTATTTTATTGCTTACCTTTTTTTACTGTTGTCAGCTATTCAGTTTTATTTAATAATTACAAATTTGTGTACCTACAGTTACAATTCCATCTCTCCTTGTTTGCTTTTCTATTCCAGTGCAATTATTTCTAACTGTAAAAACTGAAAATTGATTTCCTAAAACATTAAAAGAATTTGATTGAATTACTTTTCCACAATCACAATTCAAAACTTCGTCTTGTTTACTGCAACTTACTAATAAAAATACAGTTAATAATAATAATTTTTTCATAATTTACTTTGCTTTTAATAATTCTTCTCGAACTTCTTTAGTCATTTTATATTTAGATTCTATTGCTGTAAATGTACCACCATTTTTTAAATAATCAATAGCTTTATTAAATTCAGGTGTGTTTTTATTTAAAAACTTTTTATCGTCTTTAATAGGCTCTTTTTCGTGTTTATTTGTTGCATCAGCATCTTGTGTGTCATCAATAAGTAAAAGGTTACCTAAAGCGTATTTTTTACCATAAGATGAAGCTGAACCATATTTTTGTGGCATTTGCATTCCTTTTTGTTCTAAATCTATTCCAACAACCGAAGATGCTGATATTTCATTAATTCCATTGTTATCATAAATAATTGCTTCAGATAACATAATTGGTGGGTCAAAACTAATCATTTTTTCTCTAATAATAAAAGATACTTGGTATTTTTCATTGTAAGGTTTTAATGCTTCTAATATATCTTCAGCACTTCTAAAATTGTATTTACCAAAACTATTAAATTTTGACTTATTAGCTTTAAATTCTTTTTGAATTAAAGACAGTTTTTGATTTAATGTTAATTCCATTTTATTTTGTTTTTATATTTTTAGTTAATTCTCTTCTGCAATATGCTGAAATATTTAATCTTTCTTTTTTAGCCAATTCTTTTAATTCTTTTAAATCTTCAATACACATTCTAACTTGTATAACTTTTTCTAATTCCATTTTAATTTGCTTTTAAGTTATAAATTTCTTTTTTGATTATAGTTTTATATTCTGCTGGACATTCATCTGATAATGCTTCAAAGCAGTAATTAGATAATTGATTGTTAATGTTTTCAAGTTCGCATATTCTTGCTTGTAAACTTTGGATTTGAAACCTTTGGAAATCAGTTAAATCTTTCATATTATAAAAAATAAAAAGTTAGTGTTAAATAAATTAGTGTAAGTGTAGCCATAAATGCTAATGATAATGCGAAATCTTTTAAATGTTGTTTCATAATGTTTGTTTTAATTGTTATTTCTTTTGCAAATATATAACTGTTTTTTGAATATAAAACTAAGTTATATTTTTTTAACAAAACTTTAACAAATAAAAAAAGCTACCTTTTACAGTAGCCTTTTAAAACAAAGAAAAACAAAAACAAAAAATTTTAAAAAAATGTTAGCCTTTCCCACCTGACTTACTAACTTGCGAATTATGACTACTTTGTTTCGCTCCCGTTCCACCAACTTGTAAAGTAGTTGCAAACTCCCTTTAGTTTTCTTTACTTTCTAAAGCCAGTATTTTATTATTATAATATTCAATCATTTCAATCAAATCTACATCAGCAAATTTAACTATTTGTTTTGACTTAATATACATTTCTTCTGATAACTTATCACCAAGATATTGACTAAATTTATATTGTTGTCCCTGATTTGTAATATTACACCCATAACATTGAACTCCAACATTAGTTTCTAACCAACGTGTTGAATAGTGCCTTCTACTCATAAAGTGCCCGCATTGTAGCTTTTTATAATGGTCTTTTTTATTGCAAGTAATACATTCAGCTATTTCATTAATAGCATCTTTACGTCTTATATATTGACTGAATATTTTATCTAATTTTTCTACTAAACTTTTTCGTGTTGGTTTAATCATATACAAATGTACTTTTAAGATATTAACAATCTTGTTAAAAAATATATTTTAAAATAGTTAGACTTTAATTTTAAATAGACTAACTTTGCCTTGTAGAGTTACCAAAAACAAAATAAGTATTTTAAAGAAAATTAAAATAAGTTTTTAAAGAAACATTTAAATAAGAAAACAAATTTTAACAAAATAAGCAAAGAGAAATAACAAGGCTAATTATGCTTATATCAAAAATCTGAATCTTCTATATAAATAATAAATAACTGGAATTAAAAGTAACCATAAGTAATTCCAATAATTAGCTTTTTTATCTATATCTTTTTTAAATGATTTAATTGAAGTTTTAATTAATTCCTTTTTAACTTCGTTTTTAACGATTGTTTTCTTTTCAATATGTAAACTATTATCTTTTACTTTTTTGTATCTTAAAACAACGTTTTTATACGTTATACCATTCACTACAATATCTTTTAAAATATCTAAAGGTGTTATAGTAAATTCATCAGTATAAATATCATTTTTAATAGCAATATTTGTTTCTTCTTTTGTAACAATTTTAGTTTCTATTTGTTTCAAAGAATCTTTTTTAACTTCTTGTATTGCTACTTTTCTAGAACTACATCCAATTAAAATTAAACTAACTAAAATAAATATCTGCTTCATAATTTCTTCTTCTTGTTAATCCAGTTACTTCTTTTTTATTTACTTTATTCCACTTCTTAAATTCTAAACCAATTAAAATATCATTATGATTTTTATTAACTAATTTTAATAATGTAGAACTTGCAAAAGAACCTGTTCCAATATTGTAACATATACTAACACAGGCGTTGAACTGATTTTGATTTAAAGGACTTGTAACTAATTTAGAAACTTTACTTGCAAATCTATCAGCAATTGATTTAAACATATCAAATGCTTGTTGTTTATTAATTTCTTTATCTAACATTGTTACACGTTTACCATCAGGATAATAGCAATTTCCGTAGCCAATGGTAGGTTTTTTTGCCGGGCACAAGTAGGGTTTTAAACTCAATCCCTCAAATTCACAAATAAGCAAATAACCGTTATTATTTAACTTCATCGTATTGAAAATATTTAAATAATAGAGTAATTAAAGTTCCGAATATAATTACAAAAGCAACTTTGAACTGATTTACATAAACAGAAATCTCATTCTTGAAAATCTCTAATTTTTCAACCCGTTCATCTGTTTCCTTCATTTGTGAAACCATACCTTTAAAGTTATTAAATTCACTTCCTAATAAAGCCTGTTTAATCTCTTTTATATCTTTACTTAATTGCTCTAAATTATCCATTATTTTCTTAGTCTTTCTACTATGTTTGTAATTCCTTCTATACCTATGTAAGCAGTTGCAATAACTACCCAATCAGATGAAGTTAAAGTTCCACTAAATAAACCTCCACAAGCTATCAGAAATACTAATAACTTGCGAGAAATCCATTTACTTAATATTATATCAAATTGCTCCTTACTCATCCGAATATTATATCACTATTTAACATCATAACCCATTTGCTCGAAAGCCATTTTAGAGTATAACTCTGCACTTGATAAGTCTTGCATTTGTCCATCCACTAATTCAGCAGTAAAAGCACCTTGTTGAACATCGGTAAAAATTGCCCCTGTACCTTCATCATAAGCTGCCTTACTTGCATAAGTTGTAGCTGCTATTTCTAATGTTGTTCCGTTAGCTCTTGCTGCAAATTCAACACGAACGTACACACTTGGTAATTCAATCTCTGTACCTTTAATCAAAATTTTTTTGCTACTTGTAGCACTAACTAATAATCCCATTTGTTAAATTATAAATGTCCATCCTGTGGACTTGTTAATATATAAACCTTCTATTGTATCTGTGCAATAAACTATCAATCCTATTGCAGGTGTAGCTATTGCTAATCTTTGTGCGTTTGTCATTCTTGGTGGAAGGAATCCTTGTGTAGTTGAATCTATTTGTACCTTAGCAGATGCTACTGCTGAACCTATTCCAAGTAATAAAGAACCATCATCCGTTATTTTTAATAATTGAGAAACTGCACTATTATCTATTATAAAAGCTGTTGTTGAACTTGTTGTTCCTGTCCCTCTAATGTACACACGTGAAGTTGGATTAACATTTGCCCCAAAAGAAAAATTCCCATTAAAACTAAATCTTGAATTAACTGTAGCTCCTTGTGAAAATAGTAATGACCTACCGCTATCTACAACTATATTACCATCAGTTGCAAAAAAAGCGACTGCGTTATTAGTTAAATAACTATAATTTGTATTACCAACTTTTAAAACTCCTGTTCCATCAATAGTAACTAAATTCCCAGTATCCGCACTATTTCTAACTCGTAAAGCTATATCAGTTGATAATGCTCCAGGAGCTTTGATTTGAAGTTTACCACCGTTGTCTATTGTGGTGTTGATTAATAGATTACCCGTTGTTGGTGCAAATCTTCCTTTTTCGCTATTACTAATTGCAAAAGCTAAATAAGCGTTTGAATTAATACCAAATGCTGTATTTGTAGTTATTTCAGATGACCCTACAGGTAATCCAAAGTTACCACTATTATTACTTCTTCTTTTTATTATTTGAGTATATGTAGATGAATTTTCATCATACATCGTAATTTGAGTATTTGACGCTCCTGCTTTTGTTGTTATTCCTCCGATAACTGTTAAATTATCTGTAGGTGCATTCGTTCCAATACCTAACCTATTATTCGTATTATCCCAAAAGAAGTTACTATTTTTTTGTGCAATAGTTGTACCATCTGAAAATAAAACTGAGCCTGAAGTTAATGAAGGTAATTGAAAAGGTGTATATCCTAAAATTGTAGCTATTGTTTTAGGCTTCCATAATAGCGTAGGTGTATCGTATGTTAAAACTTCATTATTATTTGGAGCAATAGCACTAACGTTATGAAGCTCCTCTAATTCATAACCGTTATCTACTTTAACAAAAATTTTACCTTGTGTAATATGTGCATATTCTACAAATCCAATGATTACTGTGTGAACAGGTGCAATAGGTTTTATATTAGTACATCTACCCGCTACAGTACCACTTAAATATAATACATCACCATCTGCCCAAGTTTCACCTTGCAAACTTCCAGTTGTATTTATTTGTTGTACTTGTCCGCTTGTAGTTATAAATCCCTCTTGATTATTTAATATATTCTCGGTTACTAAGCCTAAAGTTGTAGTACTATTTAAATCATTATTCGCTAAAGCTAAATCTACTTTTGGGCGTTGTCCTTGTGCTCCTGTAACTCTTACGATTTGATAATTACTTTCTAATAAAGTTATATTTGTAGCTGTTTTATTTACTACTCTTGCAACTGTTTCCTGACCTATCTGTAAAGTTACTGCACCGCCTTTTAGTTTTAAATCTAAAGTTCCCGCTGTATCATTCCAAAACATTGAACCAACTGCTGTAGGTGTATTTGTCGGTGTTAAATCAAATTCAATATTTCCTAATTGAACTCCAAACTCACCTAAATTTACATCCTCTGTAGCTCCAATATAAGGTACAAAACCTGTAACTGCAGGAATATCCTCCAAAGTAATAAAAGGATTTATTCCATCCTCACCATCATTTATTAAATCTGAAGTTTTAGTAACAGGTGAACCTGAAATACTATTAATATTAACAGTTGTTAAATTAGGTGTAACATCAATATTTACAGTTTCAGTAGTCCCTGTAATATTTACATCAATTACTTCAGTAGTTATAGATGGATTAACAACTATATTTTCAATAGTTTCATTAACTGTAATGTTTATATTATCCATACTATCTTGTTATATCACATTTTACAATAAAATCACCTGATACCCAAGTTTTAACATCACCATTAGCAAATGTTATTTCAATATCATAAATATAATTAAATTCAGGTATATTTATAATCTGCTTGTTTATCTTAAATAAACCACCTGCTGCATTTAAAATAGTTAAACCAGCAGAAGCTACAGTAGTAAAAGATAAAATAGGAATTCCACCACATTCTTTTTTTAATTGCATTTTAATTACTGCACCTGTTAAATCTAAAGCTACAGTATTTTTAACTAAAGCAAAATTAACTAATTCAAATGTATCTCCTTTTATATGTGAAAAATTTAAACTCATATTTTCTTTTCTAATTTATTTAAAAAAACTTCTAATTTTTTTACGTTTATCTCTTTTGGTTTATACGTTTCTTTTATAGAACCCATCCTGTGAAATTTGTGTCTTTATCTGGATATACATCAGCATTTGAATTTAGATTATATTCAGGAAATAACTGTTGGTTAAAAGTCATAAAGTCAATAAATCTATTTGTATAACTTTGAGCAGTGTCCATTGATTTTGCAATTAACGAATCTATTTCTGTTTTGTCTACAGTTGTACTATTTTCAGAATTATGTTTAAATACTCCTTTTTCAGTTATTTTAATAGATGAATAAGGTAAGAATTCTACCATTGTCCAATGTATTACCATCATCTTAATATAATCGCTTAAAAGCGTTGTATATGGACTTGCTAATGTACCTGCTACAATTCCATCATTTATTTTATTATATAACTTAGTACCTAAATAATTCTGAATATGAACTTGCTGTGCTTGAAAGATATATTGCGTATATGTATCAGGATCTACATTTCCATTTAAAAATGTATTCTTTACTAAATCGTTTGTACTTATGAATAATGCTTTTGCCATATCTTAATTAATTTGTATATCCCATTTTATCCCAATACTCTTGTGTATATCCTTTTGTTGGCATATCACTTGGTTTCATAGCTACTTCTTTTTCATTTCTAATTCTATAACCATATTTTTCAGCAGTAGCAGAACTAATAGCTTTTGCATTTGGATTTGTAGGGTCTATTTTAATACCATCAAAATTAGCATAAGTTCTTCTTAGCCATTTATGATTGCATCTTGGTCCACCTTTATAAAGCCATACAGAATAAGAATCAGCACCACCTTTTCCAAATCCAGCATTAACAACTTGTGATTCCATATTTACAATATCTTCTTTACGATATACTTTGTCAGCACGAAGCATTTTACTGCAAAATTCTCTTTCACCGCTTAAATCACCACTATAAACATATCTTGTAACAAATTGAACACCATCAACAACTTTATCTTGCTCAGGACTTTTAGCATTTGGTCTTGCAGTTCCTGTAGAAGTAATAAATTTCCACATTTTAGATAATGTGCTTTTCTTTTTATTATTTAAAGTGTTAATTTCTAAATCTAATTCTTCTTCAGTATCATAATCAACTTCAGTTTCATCAATTAAAAACCATTCGTCGCTTAATGTTTCTCCTTTTTCAATTAATAAATCAGCAATAGAATCTGTAGCTAAATTATGTGAACACATTTTAACCCCTGTTTCTTCTTCTGTAGTTTCAGCATTCATACCTGAAATATCAACAAATTCTAAAGGCTGTATTGTTTTAAAATAAAGTTTTAATGATATACTATTGATTGCTAAAATCTCGTCTAAAGCATCAATTATTTCAAGTTGGTAAGGTTTAATTACTATGTTATCAAATAATAGCGTAGCAGTCTTTATTTCATCTGCATTGTTACCTAATCCACCATCACCTGTTCTAATTCCTAATAACATTGGTGAAGTAACTCTATGTCCTACAATTAACTTATCAAAACATTCTTTAGATAAATATTCATAATGTGCTGGAGCATCATTTAAAGGTAAATCTTCAACTGTAGTCTTTGATTCAGCATTAGCATTAAAAGCAACAATAACTTTTTCACCTCTTGCACCTGTTAATTTACCAAGTACATCACGTTTCATTTTTTCCCTCATTTCTTCTGAAGGAATACCATTATTGAAATTGATTACTTTAGTTCCGCTAAATCCATTTTGACAATCATTAATTTGATAGTCTGCTATGTTTTCTTCAAGCAAAGCATAAGGTAAAGCACCACTATAATCAATTGGACTATATGAATAAAATCCACTAACATATGGTTTTATAATATAAAGTTCAACTTCATTACCATTACCAAATCCAAAAGCAGGAATCTTCTTTGGTTCTTCACTTGGCTTCTTTTTTGTCCAATCAGGGAAATAATACCAATTTTCTATTTGTCCTTTATCATTGCATTTTTCTGCTCTTAATGTATGCATAGGAAAATGAAGTACTTGCTTTACTTGTTTCTTTTCCATTACAACTTGCATAGCAGCCATTCCTAAAAGTTTTCTTTCTAAAGCTATTTTCTTTAAATCAGAATCCTTTACAATAGATTTCATCTGTGCATATTCATTAGGCTTTTTATTAGAATCTAAAGCATCTAATCCTTTACCATAAATCATATTAGCAATACCTGTAATAATAGCACCATTTGTAGCACTATATAAATATCTATCAATCAAATATTGAAAGTAATTATTATCACTTCCATATTCAATATAATTGTTTCTTTTATTTTCTTGTATTACAGGACTTGTATAAGCACTTAAATTAACAATGGATATATTACTCATATATTTTAAATTCGTTTGTTGTAACGTTTGCTACATATTCATTTTTATTAACTGTAAAATCTTCTATAACTTGATTTGTACAGAATATTTTATCTTTATAAACTATATTAGAACCATTCTTAATAGTCAAATTGTAATATGTATTTTCTTTTAAATCAAAAACTTCTACAGCAGTTAAATAATAATCAAATAAATAAAAATTTGCTTCTATTGTAGTTTCTATATTAGTAACTTCATTTCTTAAAACAATAGTTGTAGCACTTAATTCACGAGGAATAAATGATATAGTTTGTGGTTCTATTTGTTGTCTTAAAATTATCATATAATATTTTTTATATTAATAAATTAAAATAGGAATTGTTTTAAAACAAAAAAGGCATACTAATTAAAGTACACCTTTTTAAAAAAAACAAATAATAAAATTATGCTACAGTACCTTCAACAATAGAAGCTAAAATACCAGTCGTTAATGGTCCAGTTACAAAGTTTGCAGCAACTGGCTCCATTCCTTGAAATTCCATTTTATATCCACTCATATCTGCCATAGCAGCACCATTTGAAATAGTAGCAGTTACTAAATCCATTCCTTTTGTTAAACCAGCTAAAAAGAAGTTTCCATTGTTATCTTCAATTATAACTTGTGGTCTACCATAAGAAAGTAATTTCAATTGTTTATGGTCAGCAATAGTTAATTTAGCTAAACTTAAACTTAATTTTTGGTCTACAAATGTAGTCCCATTTTCTCTTGAACTTGTTACAGTTTGTTCAAAAGTAGAAGTTCCCTTCAATTCATATTTATAACCTACAGGTGTACCACCTAAAGCAGTTATAACATCTTCCATTCCTGCTGTTGCAGAATAAGTAACAGTTGTTGCATCACCCCAGTTAATGAAGTATGCAGCTCTAAGGCCTCCAATGCTATTTTTGCATTGTTCAGCACGTCCCAACGAAATATCACAAGGCATAGTTTTGTATTTTAAAGTTAATAAAAAAGGGTAAGTAATATTACCTACCCTTTATTTAGTATGCTTCTAATTATTAGTTAGCAGCGTTAGTGATTCCGTAAGTTACAATGTCCTCAACAATTCCGTATTGAACACCAGCAGTAAATCTCATAATTACTCTTACGTTTTCAGAACCATCAATATCAGCCATATCTAAAACTTTAACTTCATTTGAATCAGCTAATAAACCTGTTCCAAAAAATAAGTTAGATTTCAAAGTAGCAATAGCTGTATTAGCAGCCAATCCATTAGCAACAAAGATTTTAACACCATCAAAAGAAAGTGAACCATTGTTAAACCATTGTGTACCTTGTGAGTTAGTACCATTAGCACCCAATCCACTTGCACCAAATCCACCTAATGCTCTTACATATGCTCTTGCAATGTTTTGAGAAACATATAAATATAAATCTTCTTTTCCGTAAAGTGAAGCAGGAATAGCATCTACAACAAGACCTAATTGAGCAACAACATTAGCAGCAGTTACAGTAGTTCCAGCAACTTCTTGTGCAGCAGGTAAAGCAGCATCTAAAGAAAGCAATGTAGCAAATCCATTGAATTCACCAGCATTAGCAGTAACACCTTTCCAAATGTTTTGTTCAGTTTTTTCAGCAACTTTAGCAGCTACGTGAGAAAGCAAGAAATCAGCAAAAGCAGGTGGCAAGTTATCAAATGCAGAATAACCCATTTGTACCGCTTCCCAATCCGATTTAAATGATTTTTTACACAATTCCAAATTCACTTGGAATTCTTCAGGTTGTAAAATTTTCTCTGTTAATGTAACAGTAGAAGTTGCAGTAAAATCACAAGTAGCATCTTTAACAATTGCATCAGTAGCAATCTTTTTCAATACTTCTTTGTATTTTACATTTGGTTTAACTTCAATACCGCCATTAGCGATAGTTGAACCTGAAAGTAATGCAGCAGAAATATATTTTCCTGCAAATTCTCCAGCATAAGTAGTAGTAATACTTGTAGTAGTAGCCATAATTTATTTAATTAAAAAGTTTTGCCATAACTATATCTTGTGTAGTCATTTGGCGATTAGTTGATATTTTATTTAGTTTAACTTCATTCTTAACTTCAGGACTATGTGTTAATGGTTCAACAACAACTTCTGAACTTAATTCTGATTTTACTGATTTTAATTCAGCAATTTCAGTTCTTAGTTTTTCAATTTCAGCAAAGAACATTTCTTTAGAAACTGATTCAACAATTCTTTTAGGTGTAGCAACTGTTTCCGCTTGTGCTTCAACTTCTACTTCAACTTCTGCCTCAGGTGCTTCTACTTCAGCAACTGCTTCTTTAATTTCAGCAATAATACCTTCAATAGCTACCACTAAAATCATTCCATCT